CCAGGCTCTGATCAATGGTTCTTTGTAAGATCCATTGATGTCCTTGGAGGTTTAAGAGGGCTCGGGGTGATGAAAATCCACCTCGAGTCCTCCCTTTAGCCTCTTCGGGTCACGTAGTAGGTCGGCATGCTCTAGGAGTGTATCCATATGGAACACAAGAAGAGCCTAGATGACTGTGTAGTCATCACTGCCTTATTACGCGACGTGCAAATGTCGCACAGTAGGGTGTTCACCCCTCGAGCTTTGCGCCTCACTATCCAAAAGGTAGAAAAGCGCATCGCTAGTGAAGGAGTTGGTTTTCTAACGAAAACCCTTCCTCGTCTGGGTCGTGCATTTGATAGTGCACTATCCTGTAGAGAACCGCTGGACGCTGCAAAGCTAGGATTCACATCCTTGCCTAACAGTAAGCTTCCGAGATTTCTCGGTGAGCTTTTCCAAACAGTTCTCAGTAATGACGGAGAAGTTCTCCCCAATGCTGATGTGATCAGCGTCAAGGACATTAGATGTATCTTGTACTTGTTTTACAAGTATGAAACACCTTCTGATCCTGAACTCGAACAAGATGTAATCCAAAGGTTTTTAAAGACCGAAGATGACATCCAGCACTACCATGAAACGTTTAGCAATATTGCTAACAGTCGCACGCGCACTGGTACGATTGACTTTGACTGTGTTAAAACAGTCTGGGCCCGTCGCACTATTCGCAAAGCTCGCATCCTTCTTTTTAAGGTTCTGCGAACTTTTGACCACACCGATATCGTACCACGACACGGACCAGGATCTGTCTCCACTAGGGAGCGACTCTGGTCCAAGTATCGTTTCAGTACGGTACCGGAACGGATCACGCAGGTATATCCTCTCGACGCGTACTTCTACGCGTCGCTTGGACATTTCTGTGATAGTCTCCAGAGCGTAAACACGCTACGGAGTTCTGAGAGTCCTGCACGAGTAATACTCGTGCCTAAGGATTCTCGAGGACCTCGCTTAATTTCTTGTGAGCCACTGTACTTACAGTGGATTCAGCAGGGTATTATGCGGAGTCTTGTGCGTCATATCGAACATCATCCTCTTACGATGGATGCTGTCCGATTTACAGACCAGACACCGAACCAGAGAGGAGCCCTTATAGGCTCCATCGATGGTCGGTACGCTACACTAGATCTTAAAGATGCTAGTGATCGCGTTAGTCTGGGCCTTGTTCGCCTACTATTCCCTGAGCCTCTTCTGAGTGCTCTCGAGTGTAGTAGGAGTTTGTTCACTGAACTTCCGG